AGAATCTGAACTTGCTGGATTAGATTTATCAGATATTCATTTAGACGGGGATGTGTCATATGTAGATTTGAAAAACATGCCTTACGTTATGGTTTTACCAAAAGGCTACCAAAGAGAAGAAGAAAAGAGAATGGTTTATCTTACAAAATCTGCTGTAGATGCATTGAAAGAATGGTTAGAATATAGGGAAACATTGAAAAATATTATAGATAAAGATGCTGTATTTATAAATAGAAATGGAAAGAGAACCACCGAAGACAATATAAAGGCAATTTTCAAAAATTACGGCAATGGAGTCACACCCCACATGATAAGACATTGGTATGCTTCGATTATGGCAAGTAAAGGAAATCTTGCTTTTGTACAGCAACAGCTTGGACATACAAGTATGATGACAACGATTAATAATTATGCCAATGGATCTGTTGGTATGAGGGAAACATTAATGAAAATGTAAAAAGGCGATACCAAATAGGTGTCGCCTAGTGTTTTTTATTTAATTTTTTGGCTATATGTCAGTAAACGTTTCATTTGTGGATCTTCTGAATCAAGAATGTCGGATGGACTGCAATTTAATTCTTTACAGATGGCTTCTAAAATTTCAAATTTAATTGAAGTTGATTCACCTCTATATATTTTGTCGATTGTTGGGTATGTTACACCAATACGTTTGGCTAATTCATATCGTGACATATTATTTTCTTTTAGTTTATTAA